CAAAGAACAACTGATCAACGAAAAGCAACAACTGGCGGAAGACGCACTGCGACTGGCCAAGACGACACTGGGAGACCTTGAAGCGTGCATCAGCGAGGCTTCGGTCCGTGACCTCCTCAACGTCTTCAACTCAGCTCTGAAGGCCCATAGAGAGCTCACAGGCGACCTGCTGGAGATTGCTCGCCAGGACGCGGAGGCTGCGGAGAAGGCCAAGGAGAGCAACTCAGAGCGCGAGCTGTCCAAGCAATACAATTCCAAAGTAGATGCTCTCCTCAAATCACTGAAAACCAACGACCCTGAATAATGAGACCCATCATCGAGAGAGCCTCGCAACTGGAAGAGCACTCCTCTTGGAGGAAGTATCAACGAGCTCTGCGTGAGCTGGACCTAATGGAGGCGCCAAAGTCCACCATCCGCGAGTTCAAGCTGAAGGCAGCACGAGACTGCTTCCTGGCCTATGCAGAGATCATGCTGGATGGGAACCTGAAGGTGGCTCCGTTCCATGAACTCATTGCCGAGGCGTTCCAAGATGTTGCTGACGGGCGCTATCCGAGGCTCATTGTCTCCTGCGCCCCTCGCTCAGGAAAGTCACTGCTCTCTCAACTCTTCGTCTCATGGCTTGTGGGAAAGGAGGACAAGAACTCCCACATCATCGGGTCCTATGGCCTCCAACTCTCTGGCAAGTTCCAGAGGGGCATCATGAAGTTCACTAAGCACAGGTCCTTCAAGTCCATCTTCCCGGAGTTCACTGGGTTCGTTGAGGGCTCGAAGAACATGCTGCTGGCTGGTGGTGAGGTGATGTCGACTTCTCCAGGTGGTGCTCTGACCGGTTTCACCGCTGGGTCGTGGTCGCTTGACTCGAAGACAGTGGGCACCATGTTTGTGGACGACCCGCTGAAGAACTCCGACTCCATGGCTGCACTGCAGGGTCTGGAGACGTGGTGGCAGGAAGAGGCATCCACACGACGCACGAACCGCTGGGCGCAGGTGCTCATCGCCACTCGCTTCCACACTCGTGACCTCCACGGCATTCTGACTGAGGGCGACGGACTGTGGGACGCTGAGGAGAACCCGAATGGCTGGCGATGGCTGAACATCCCAGCTGTCTGCGAAGACCCAGCGACCGACCCACTGGAACGTGTGGTGGGAGAGACCCACTGGCCCGACCACCCTGTGTTCTCCACGGAGATGCTGGCGTCCCAGAAGAAGATCATGGGGAGCAACAAATTTGCTGCTCTCTACCAAGGATCTCCAAAGTCAGAGGATGGGAGCATCTTCCAACCTCGCTACTGGGTGACGCACGAACCAGTGAAAGCGAGAGTGTGCTGGATTTCTTGTGACACGGCGTTCAGCGAGAAGCAGACCGCCGACGAGAGCGTGCTCGCAGTGTGGGGGATGAGAGACGTCCCAGCTGATGAGAAGGACGATAAGTTCTACCTCATGGACGTACGGTCTGGGAGGTGGAGTTTCCCGGATCTCCTAGACAACCTGAAGGCGCTGTCTCGCATCTACAACCCACGGTGCCTGGTAATTGAACAGGCTGCGAGTGGGCAGTCTCTAATTCAGATGCTGAAGAAGGAGGCAAAGATCCACATCCACCCGTACAAGCCAATCAAGTCGAAGACACAGAGGCTACAACAAGTCCTCCCTCTCTTTGAGTCCGACAGAGTTCGCATCTGCGAAGGAATCTGGAACGACGATCTCAGAAAGCAGTTGTTCGACTTCCCTTACACACTTCACGACGACCAAGTGGACGCTGTGGTTTGGGGTCTTCACTACGCAAGTGAGATGCTGGATGGCACCAAAGAGGAGATGTACGCCGCTACTCTGAAGGCAAAGTCATGGACTGGAATAACCGCAAGGAACAAAGACCTTGGCATTGTTGGGTCCAGAAATGGACGCGCACTGTTTGACGGTGGTGAACGCGCTGCTGCCTGGGGAGGCTTGCACGAGGACAACAGAGACTATAATACAGGCAGAAGTTCTAGACCAGGACGAACAGGCGGGTTTGATGATAGCCGATGGTGATGGGGATCGTACCCCCACAAAAAAGTGCGCCAACACTTGACACAGACAACAATGGCAAAATCACCAGTAGACAGAGCACCTGAGCTCATGCAACAGACCACCGGAGCACGAGTTCTTATCACAGACCTAGCAGCAGACAAGTATCTCGAGCGCTCACAAAAGCATGGTACGGAACGCTACTCACGATGGTGTGGCGGACCACAAGGTTGGAATGACTGGTGCGAGAGGATGCACTGAGCACATACATTGGCTTCTAGAGCGTGACCAATGGTGGGCGCTATAGTGTAAGTCCAATTCCTCATTGGAGGTAACCCATGAAGAATCTCTCAGGGGGTGATCACGACGACAAGCACTTGAACAGGATCAGATATCTCGAAGTATGCTATCAAAAAGCATCCATAGCAGATTCCTTACACACCCAAATGTCACTAGTCGCCAAAGAGAAACGCAAGCTTCGTCGCCAAACAGCGGAAAGAGAAGCAAATACACGTGGGATGGACTTAGTTCCGTTCTATGGTAAGACCGATCGTCAAGATGATTTGTGGGAGTGCATCTCTCGCAACATTGTTACTATCGCCGTTGGACCTGCGGGCACCGGCAAGACCCTTGTATCGCTCTGGTGGGGGATGGAACACATCTCTCGTGGGCTGTACTCTAAGATTTACTATTTACGAAGCGACGTCGGTTGTGCCCACCAGCGTGGGCGAGGCGCTCTTCCTGGGACGATGGAAGAGAAAATGGCACCACTTGTGATGCCTGTTCATGACAATCTCTCCGTGATGATGCGCTCACCTGGCGCAGCGGAGTACCTCCTCAACAAAAAGATCATCGAACCAATCCTCCTTGAGGACGTTCGTGGTCGCTCTCTGAACGAAGCCATCATCATCTTCGATGAGGCGCAAAACGCAACACCTGACCAATGCAAAACTGTACTTTCCCGCGTGGGTGAAGACTCCAAGGTCATCATCACGGGCGACACTCGCCAGATTGACCTCGAGGTGTTCACACGCCACAACGGACTGCTCGACGCCTACCAGCGCCTCTCTGGTCTGGACAACGTGGGACGCATTCAATTCAACCACGAAGACATCGTGAGAAACAGTGTGATCGGAAAGATCCTCCAGCGCTACGACGACTGACACCATGCACGGCTACTCCTCCAAAGCACGACAACTCATCGCTCTCCTATACGAAGAGGAGGAGTGCCGCAAGCCGCGTAAGCAGTCGCCAGAACAGAAAAAGCAGGCGAAAGAAAACATAGAGCAGGCCCGCAAAGAGGGTGGCGGCTTTGACCAGATGCCAGATTCCGAACACAAAAAACTGTCGAAAGAGGGCGGCCAAGCGGAGCGCAAGAAGAAGCCTGAATGCAAGGACGGGGAGGGGTGACCCTCCCTCTTTTTCATGCGTGGGTAAAACTCTAGAAGTTATACCTTCTGCTATGAACCCGTTTGGTTACTTTGACGAGGAGTCGATTGAAGATATTGTAGACGAGCTCTTCGAGCGCTACGCAGAAAACATCGACAAGGATAAGATGAAGTGCAATGACCCGAAGCGCACGCCGGACCACCCGACAAAGAAAATGGTGGTGAAAGCCTGTGGTGAAGGACTGCCTGCTGAGGGCAAAGTGATTCGGTTTGGCGACCAGAACATGACAACCGCCGGTGCACCGAAAAAAGATGAGAGTGACAAGCAGAAGGCACGTCGTGCCTCGTTCAAAGCCCGCCACGGAAAAAACATAGCGAAGGGCAAGAGCTCAGGCGCCTGGTGGGCGGATAAATTTTTGTGGTAGTACGGTATAATAAAAAAATGAAGCACAACCACAGAATCTTGCCAGGTCACATGGGCGGGACTTACTCAGAAGAAAATGTAATTTCCGTTAATGTTGCTGAATGCGATAAAAACACAGCAAGCCATGCAATGTGGCATTACGCAAATTGGCAACTCTATGGGAAATTAGAAGATAAAATGGCCTGGCTTGGCCTAGCCGGATACCTCGGAAAAGAGGAATTGATCCATGAAAGGCTTATAATGGGCGGTAAAACCACTGGGAAAAAGAATGCTGAGTCAGGACATATGTCTGCGCTTGGCAAAAAGAATGGCATTATAGCAATGTCTCCTGGTGGGTGGCTTTATGAAAATAGAATAGAATATGGTAGACTTGGTGGGAAAAAAGTCTGGGAATTAGGTATTGGGCTTGCAAGTCTAAACCATAGCGAAAAAGCTAAAAAACTGTATGCCGATGGTAAAGGCCTGGCAGCAATGAGTAAAGAAGAAAGAATAGAGGCCAGTAAAAAAGCCGGTAGGATTGGTGGTCGTGTTAATGCACTAAATAAAACTGGAATATGCGGAATTTCAAAACAAAAACGGTCTGAAAGAACAAAAATTACTAATTCCCAAAAATGGAAGTGTAATTGCTGCGATTTTGTGTCAAATGCTAAAGGAGTCAATCGTCACTTGTGTGAAAAACATGATCTTGACAAGTCTAATAAACACAAGTTCTTTGGTAACGTAGTACAATGAAGAGATTAGTAGGCGACTTCACACCGGAGTCGTATGAATTCATGCAACAAAACGCAGCTGATCTCTGGGACTTCACACTGTGTCAGCGACCAGAGGGTGACACTTATGGAATCGGTGACGGCAAGCAGTGCAGGAAGGGGCGA